TTAAATATTTTCTGTTATATCTGCGTTTTGTACTTCATCTAAGATAGTATTTGCATCATTTACATAATCGATAATGACCGATAATAATGCAAGAATCGTGTTTTGATTTGTATGAAAGAATACTGCACAGTCTTCTTGTGCATCGGTTTTGGCGTCTCCAATCATGTTATATAAATGTGATGCTGTGGTCTGTACGGTTTCTAATTTTCCGTTAGCGGAAAAGAGTTTATTCATCATATCATTTAAAGTCATATATTTTTTCTTCCTTTCTTTGATGGAAGTATGCTATAATAAGCATACCCTTTTAGTGTTTCGTAGTGGTTACACAGATTGGGTTATACCCTGTGGTTGCCGCCATGGGGTATTTTTGATTTTTACAATCATATTGCATCAACTCCTTTACTTTGTGATTTTTTCCATCTCAGCTTTTAATTGCTCGATGGTTCTATGAGTATATACCTTTTCGGTAATATCATCTATAGCATGGCCAACAATCAGTTTTAAGATATATTCATCTACGCCGCAGGCCTTTGCTTTCGTAATAAATGTGTGTCGCGTTTCGTGAGGATGGTGCTTTAAATTCAAGCGTTTCATCACCTTGTCAAAACGACTCCGGTACTTGTCATATGTCATATATGTACCTTGTTGACCATTTACATCATTAAACAGATACTTTGATTGCAGGGCAGCAGCTTCCCGGATGCGGTCTTCTATTAACGGCTTTATTAGTGGATGAATAGGAACAATTCTGTTTTTTCCTGCTTCTGTTTTAAGTCCACCGCGCATGGTTCCAGCTTTTATATCGACATCTTTCATTTTTAATATGGCTAATTCTTGAGGTCTCCAGCCGCTGTAGATTTCTATTAAAATCATATCTACAAACGGGATTTGGTGGAGATTATCCCATAACATTTGAATTTCTTCCTGTGAAAAAGGTATAGCCTCACGAATGCGGCTCCTTTTTATTGGATTGCCATTTGCAAACATGACAGAAGCATAATCTTTTTCTACGATATCATGTGCCACAGCATATTTGTATAGCATATTGAAAAGACTTTTCATTCTGTTCTTTGTGCTGTCACCAACCTGTGCGTTGATAATTGTACCTTCTAAATGCGATACCCTTATGTCACACATTCGCATATTATAAAGACCGTTACAATGACCGTATGCCGCCTTAACCGTTCGAATACTGGACGGATTGGAGAGGGTAGGAAAGTAGCTTTCACTCCATTTTTCATATACTTCAGAAAACGTGATATTGTCGGCATTTATATCATAGGGATTTTTATTGTATTCGGCCAATGCAACCATAGCTTCTTCCCTGGTTGTATAATATCCAATTGTGAAGCGGATTTGTTTGCTTCTTCTAGTGACCGGATCAAAAACCCATTTGTCTGTCTTTACTGCCCGGAATGGCTTGGAACGTTTTCCGGATAGTTTGACAATAGAGCCGTAGCCATTAGGTAATTTTGTTGGTTTGCCATTGCGTATGCGTGGCTTTGTGCTACTGGGTGTATTCATGGGATAGCCACAATTCGGACATGCCACTGCTTTGTCTGATACATCATGCGCACATTCGGGGCATTTTAATAGAGCCATTTAGTCACTTCCCTTGTTATTGTACTCACTTAGAATTTCTTGGATACGTACATAAGCTGTATCTTTTAGTATTGTGTGGTCTAATATAAGACAACCGTTATTATTGCCATTTTGAGTTTTTTGGGCTAATGCAACATATCGCTCATCAGGAAGAGGATAATAGTCTACAAGTTCTGTGTTGTCATCTTTATATTCTACAGTCACAAATTCCCAATCAAAGAGATCTAAAACTATACCGACATTAGCTAATAGTTTTTTAAATAATTGTTCATTTTTCATTAAACAATTTAAAACCAGTGTGCCGTGAGTCATTTTCCCATATTGTTGTAACTCTTTTAAGCAATCTATAGAATTGTCATTTAATCCAGTTATTTTGCTTATCATTTGATAATTCTCATTTGCGTACTTATTATTGCTGTAACCCAATAGGTAGTCAGTGGATATATCTAGATTATATTTTTCGTGAAAAAAAGTTTTGTAAGCCTGAATATTAAATAATGATAAATCTCTATCTCCATTTTCGATAGATGAAAGATTGGATTTTTGTATTCCTATTTGTTTACTAAACTCTGTTAATGAAAGTTTGGCTATTTTTTCACGAAGTTCAATCAAATTAGCAATTCGTTGTATTTGATAGTTGTTTTGATATTGTTTTTTTAATGTGTCGGCATTATAGGCCATAAAATATCACTCCTTTTGATATGATAACAAAATTAATATGAATATCAAATAAAATATAATTTGATAAAACACTTGTTCTGTACATTTGATGAATTTATAATTGCATTAGATAACAAAAACAATATTGTTATCAAAGTAAATATACTATATAAATCAAAATCTGTCAATAAAAAGAAAGAGGTGCGATATGAAAAATAAGGATATTCGAGATTACGCAAGGCTTAAAGATGTAAGGCTATGGAAAATTGCAGACAGATTAAACCTGCAGGACAGTAATTTTTCTAGATTGTTAAGACATGAACTAGTAGAAGAGAAGAAAGCCGAAATCTTTAAAATTATTGATGAATTAGCTGCAGAATAGGCGGTGAAGCTATGGCAGAGATTCAAAGAGGTGTAATCCCTGTTGCAATAGCAGCGAGGGTTTTAAAAATGGATTGCCAAACATTACGGCTGTTGCTCCAAAATAAAATGGTTGATTTTGGAATTGCCTATAAGAGACCGGGGTCGAAACAATATAGCTATATTATATTTGCAGAACCTTTTTGTAAGTTGACTGGCTATAAGATGCCCGAGAAAGTTGAGGTATAAAGATATGAAGATAACGAGAGTGCAGCTAAAACTGTTACAGAAGAAAAAACAATTGCGTAATTTTCACGTAGATAACTTGATATGTTGTGATAGATACGAAAATACGTTTGCTTTAACATTTGCACTCGCAGATGACAGAATGCAAGATTTGACAATTACTTTTTTTAATAAGAAGCCGGAGGTATATATTTCGGATCCGTATACATTCAATAATTACAGCGAAGATGAGGTATACAAGCAATGAAGATTCAAAAATTAACGGATATGCAAGCGGCTTTAATGCTAAGCAGAGATTTGTTATCTGAGTTACGGGATAATTATGATTGTGATAGTAAAGAATGGCATGAATATGAACTAAAAATGCAGAACGCAGATGAAAAATGCGACAAGATCAGGATTTTCTTGGAAGAAATGAGGTGCTGCGTGTGACGGATACTGAGATTTATGAAAGTAATTTACAACATTTTCAGGTTACGAAGCGATATAGCGATCGGGCACAAGCTAAATGTCCGGCGCATGATGATAAGCAGGCGTCGTTGACGATTACCAAAGGTGAAAAATGTACGTTATTTCGATGCCATGCCGGTTGTACTCTTGACAATATCTTATCGGCAGCAGGACTCGAAAAGAAAGATACATTTTATGATTCGGAGATTCCAAAACAAAGCACTTGGCGATTTTATGTTGAGAGCAGAGAAAAGCGTAAAATTGAGGCTGTTTATAATTACGTTTCTTGTAACGGTAGATATGCTTATACTAAGATTCGCCTAGATGGCAAGAAATTCATATATGGAATATTGGCGGATGATCGCTTTACATATGGATTACCAAGAAATACACCAAGAAAATCTTTTAAGGCGATATACGGTAACATTAAAGCCATAAACAAAGCGGTAGCTGACGATATGCCTGTATTTATCGTGGAGGGTGAAAAAGATACTAATGCGTTGAACAGACGCGGTTATGCGGCATTTTGTTGCGGTGGGGCGAATGATTGGAATCCTGAAATCGCCGGTATTGTGCAAAATGCAAATGTGATCATTTTAGCCGATAATGATGATGCCGGTATGAATTCGGCTAATACAATATTGCAGGATGTGCAAAATGTGGCAAAGAGTGCAAAGATAGTTATTCCTATGCCAGACATTCCTAAAGCAGATATATCGGATTATTTTCAAGCAGGACATAGCAAACAGGAATTTGAACAGATGATAAATTCCGTTACAGAAAAACGAGTGAATATTATGAGTCAACAGGAAAAATCACTGGAAACCATTCTTAAAGAAATGCACGCCGAGCAATATGAAACAACAGACAAAGGTTTTGGTCGATTATTTGCTGAAGTTTTTAAGAATCAACATCGATATAACCCGTCAAGAAAAGATTTTATGAGATATGACGGAAAACGCTGGATTGATGATATCGAGGGATTGAGCGCCCGGAAGTCTGCCAAATTGCTGTCAGATGCACTTGTGCGGTATGCAGTGAATGTTGATGCGGATGGAAAATATTTAAAGGCGGTAACTCCATTATGCAATCTGCGAAACAGAGATGCGATGTTAAAGGACAGTCGGGACATTCATTATTTTACAAATGAACAGTTGGATACCAATGATTATTTGCTTAATCTACAAAATGGAACCCTTGATTTGTCGAAAAATACGCCACGGTTTAGAAAGCATGATCCGGATTTGCTTCTTTCAAAAATTTGCAATGTCGAGTATGATCCAGCAACAGTGTGTAACGAATGGGAAAAGTTTTTACTTGAAATCATGCAGGGAGATCGTGACAAAATTCGTTACCTCCAGAAGATAGCCGGATTGTCGCTGACTGGAAATACGCAGGAAGAAACATGTTTCATTCTTTATGGAAGCACAACAAGAAATGGAAAATCTACATTTTGTGAAACCCTGATTTATCTTTTGGGGGATTATGCTCTGACCATGAAGCCGGAAACATTGGCGGTAAAACAGAATCTTGATAGCCGTCAGGCGTCCGGTGATGTGGCAAGGTTGGCTGGATGTCGGTTTGTGAATGCATCAGAACCGCCGAAGCGAATGTTATTTGATACGGCACTATTAAAGTCATTGCTTGGACGTGATTCGATTACAGCAAGACATCTGCATCAGCGTGAATTCGAGTTTATCCCTAAGTTTAAGTTAGTCATTAACACGAATTATCTTCCAACGATTACGGATGACACAGTGTTTTCAAGTGGAAGAATCAATGTGATCAGCTTTGACCGGCATTTTGAACCGCATGAACAGGACAAGTATTTGAAAGACCGATTGCGGGAAAAACGGGAATTATCGGGGATTCTTAATTGGTGTATCGAGGGATTGCGATTGTATCGAGAAGAAGGATTAGAACCACCAGAGGCTGTACGGTCTGCCACGAATTCTTATAGGACAGATTCTGATAAAATTGGTAATTTTATCAATGAATGCTTGAATAAGACAGGTCGTAATAGTAAAGCGAAGGATATTTATGATGCGTATGCCAAGTGGTGTGATGATAATGGTTATGGATGTGAAAATAAAGGAAATTTCTTCTCGGAACTAAAGGGCAAGGGATTGTTTGCTGCGAGTGGAACTGTAGACGGAAAAACAGCAAGAAACATTGTAAGAGGATATACGTTAGATTCTGGTTTTTCTTCGATTAGTGATGGACTAGAAACTCCATTTGATTAAAAAATGTGCATCTTGTGCAAAGTAAATGTAAAGTTTTCATAAGAGTTTGTTTTAAAAATTTACATATAAAAATCATAGTTTACACAAACACAGTAAAATCAGTGGATACAGAAATTGTTAAAATTAGATTTAATCACATTTTCTTGTCACGTTTTTAGAAAGCAGGTGTAGATGATGGACTATTTTTCAATGTATGGGGATGTATGGAAATTTCACAAAAAGTATATTGATGGAGTCAAAACAGATGATACGGCATTTTGGAAAAGCATAGTCGATGAGGCTGATGAATTAACGACCAAGTATGATCGATGCAAATTTATTGTTAATTTAGTTATGACGGAATTGGAAGAATTTGAGAGGATTTATAATGAACAAACAAAGTAAAGAATACAAACAATATATGAAATCTGATGAATGGGAGCAGAAGAGACAGGAACGCATAGCCATTGATCAAGGCTGTGTAATGTGCGGCAGACCTATAGAGAAAATCAAAAGTGTGCAAGTGCATCATGTCACTTATAAAAATTTAGGGAATGAGGATGTTTTGACAGATATATGCACTTTGTGCGGCTCTTGTCACAGAAAGATACATAATTTCTATAATCGCAAGAGGGCGTAAAGGCTAAGTTGGACGGGCATAAGTAACATCATAAAAAGATAATGAAAAATAATTAACAGCCAATGACGGCAGAAAGCAGGAAAATATGGCAAGAAATAATTATCCACAAGCCGGACTTGATAATATGGAACCGGCAGCAGTACAACAAATTGTTGCATCACTGAGGGAACTGCATGAATTAGGCAGACCAAAAACGGATGAAGAGGTTGCTAAGCGGATTGATGATTATTTTGATCTTTGCCAGAGATCAAGCATTAGACCGGGAGTGGAATCTCTTTGTATGGCATTGCATATCAGCAGAACAACACTTTTCCGATGGAATAATGGTGAGGATTGCAGTTCATACCGACAAGAATTAATACAATCTGCGAAAGCTTTTATCGGTGCGTTTCTTGAGCAGGCAATGTTAGGAGGAAAGATTTCTCCACCTTCCGGGATCTTCCTTATGAAGAACTGGTTATCGTATAAGGATGCAATTTCTATCGAAGAAGCGGTTCCGCATGAAGAACACAGACATGCGCTTACTGCTGCCGAACTTCCAATTTTAGGAGAAAAGAAATTGTCCAGTAAGGATTTGCTGCCAAAATTGAATGAGATGGACAATACAAAGAATTAACAGCAATGCTTTGATTATGATGTGGCAGAAGCTATAGCTGGATCAGATACACAGATTGCCGGTATCGGGTTATGAAGAAAGGAATGATGAGGTATGAATAAGAAATTACCACAGGCAATGATTGTAGGAAAAGATATCCGTTGTCCTGTATGTGGGCGTAAATGGGGAGAAATTCATGGGGCTGATGAGATTATTAAGAATTATGAAGTACGTTGCCCACGCAAATATCATGGCGCATGTCATTCGTTTGTTGTAAATATTTAATGATTGGAGAGTGATTATATATGTTAAAGGTTGGATTTATTATTCCATTGATTATTATGAATGTACTGCTGCTCATTATTGTGATTGATTTTTGGAAAAATTGCAGGAGTAAGGCGGCAAAAGTTGGATTTGGTATTATGTTAACGGTATATGTTCTTGATATTTTATCACTGATTGGAGGTGCAGTATGTTAGATCGTAGAAAAACACTGTGTAATGGTAAAATCGTTGTTATCAATTTTAAAAGGTTAAACCCGCTCGATTTTGAGCCGGTGCATCATTTAGACGAGAGGAGCATTAAAGACGAACTTGCCCTGTGTGCGCCAGATGGTCGCATTTACATAAATTCAAAGAAGAACGAATCAGGGATTGTTTCAAGTGTGTTTGAACTTCTCATGAAAGAAACCAGGCAAACCTTATTAGAATATCAAGCTTTTATAGGAAAGCAGTACCCAAATATTAAGACATTTGATGATTTTATCACATGGTCAGAGAAAAATAAAGATGGTGAATCCCGTGTACAGGCGTTTACACTTCTTATGATCCCGATTGAGTTACGGCGGCGTGAAATTGAACATTCTTATAACGGGAAGATTGTTGATTTTCCATCATAAGCAATTGCAATAGCCATATTAATCATTGTATAATTTAAAAGAGAGCACAAGATGCCGTAGTACAAGGAAAAATCCGAGGTATTACGGCATTTTTCATTATATATAGATGCCAGATTCCATTGAGAACAGAGCACAAACCCTAAAAGGTGGTGTAGTAAATCAATGGAGTTAGAAAGTTTACAAATACAGATCACATCTGATGCTCATAATACCACAGTCGCTATTAACAATTTAATAAATCGGCTCACTTCTTTGAAAACGGCATTGAGTGGATTCAATAACATTTCTTTTGGAAATATCGTGGCCAGTGCTAATAGTGCAAATAGCAGCTTCCGGTCATTAACGACTACGATATCAAATTTATCACAAAATATGAGAACTGCTAAAGGCAGCATGACGGAATTAGGAGGAAGATTATCTGAGATCAGAGTTGATAGTTCTGCGGCATCTTCCATAGAGACTGTTGCTGCAGCAATTCGTAAGCTCGGTAGCAAAACAATAGTGACTGCAACACGAAATTTACCGGAGTTAACGGTTACTTTGAGAAATTTTGCAAAAGAGATAAATGAACTTGGAATTGTAAATTTTGATACAGCCAGTATGACGGGGTTTATCTCATCAATAGCAAAGCTTGGAGGCAAAGCATCTACACAGGCTACAAAGAATCTGCCTACGATTTCTGCACAGTTGCAGAATTTTGTTCGACAGATGAATCAGATAGGTTCGTTTAGCTTTGATATGATCAATCTTTCACAAATGGTTGCCGCCATTGGGAAACTGGGTAGTGTGGCATCTGGAAGAGCAGTAAATAACATTCCTCTGCTTGCGAAGAATCTGAAAGAGTTGTTCGTTACTCTTTCAAGTGCACCAAATGTCAGCGGAAACATCATCCGTATGACGGAAGCTTTGGCAAATCTCTCCACAGGATTGGGGCGGACACGGAGTGCGACTAGCAATGCATCAAGTGGGATGAATTTATTGGGTAAAAATGTCGGCAGTGTACGGATCAAGTCTTTTTCCCTTGCGTCTGCAATCGGAAAAGTGTATGCAACGTATTTCTTACTATTCCGAGGGATTGAGAAAATAAAGGATGCGATTGACATATCATCTGCCGTTACTGAAGCTGACAATGTTGTAAGACAGGCGTTTGGAAAATACGAAAGACTTGTTGATGATCTATGCAAAGTTTCCATCAAAAAGTTTGGAATGTCTGAATTGTCCGTGAAACAATTTGCTGGAAGATTTCAATCATTAGGAACGGCATTGGATATACCACAAGGCAAAATGGCAAAGATGGCAATCAAACTAACAGAATTAACCGGAGATCTTGCTTCATACTATGACGTGAGCCAAGAAGATGTTGCCAAAAGTTTGCAATCGGTGTTTACTGGAACTACGGCACCTATGCGGCGCTATGGAGTTGACTTAACGCAAGCGACCTTAAATGAGTGGCTGATGAAAAAAGGCATTGATGCAAAAGTAAAATCAATGAATCAAGCACAAAAAGCTGTTGTGCGCTATGAATATACACTTGAACGAACAAAAGCGGCACAAGGAGACTTTTTAAGGACGAGTGATAGTTGGCACAATACTCTAACTGTGGTAACAGAAAGCTTTAAGGATTTAGGAAAAACAGTCGGAGATATTGCCATAAATGCATTTAAACCGTTTCTTAGGGTTTTGGGTATTGTGGCAGAAAAAGTAAACTCGTTTGTCGAGATGGTATTAAATGCCCTTGGATCAATATTTGGTTGGAGATTTGAAGTTAGTAAAAAAGGTGCATCCGGGCTTACTGACAGCCTAAATGGTGCATATGATTCCATGGACAATTTAAGTGATGCCGCAGGAAGCGCAGGGAAAAATACAGGCGGTCTCGCAAATAATGCCAAGAAAGCAAAAAAGGAAATCCAACAGGCGACCCGTGCATTTGATGAATTAAAGGTTATTTCAAAGCAGAGCAAAGATAACACTTCCGGTTCTGGAAGTGGTGGAAGCGGTGATGGTTCTGGCGGTGGTGGAGATACCGGAACATGGGTTGAAACTCCTAGTGCGTTTGAAAAATTCAAATCCAATATCAAAGACCTTGAAGGACTGGGAGTTGAAATAAGAAAAGCCCTTGTTAAAGCCGTTGGAGGCATTGAGTGGGATAAAATATACGCTAAGGCATCCGGCTTTGGAACAGGGCTTGCGGAGTTCCTTAACGGTTTGTTTTCAGAAGATAAAAAGGGAAATAGTGTATTTACTGCAACCGCAGATGTTATTGCGGGAGCGTTGAATACTGCAATATTCGCATCAAAAGGATTTACGGATAAATTTAAGTTTGAAACATTTGGCAAGAATGTGGCGCATGGATTTAATCGTTTCTTCAAAAAATTCAAGTGGAAACAGTGCGCAGAAGCTATCAACGGATGGGTTGATGGTTTTTGGAAGTTTGTTCGAGGATTCTTTGATGATTTAAGTTGGAAAGATATTTTCAACGGATTAAAAACATTTCTAACGAATTTATCGCCGACTACCATAGCAACGATAATTGGGGCGAGAGCATTTAGCAGACTTGGGAAAAACTTCTATAAGTTAATAAAGAGTGCTATAACAAAGAATCTTGATAAGAAATTAAGTAAAGCGATAACAAAAAAACTAAGTTTGGTAAAGTTGGGAGGTGGCATAGCCGGAACCCTTGCAACAGGTTTTGTAATTGCAGCCACAATTACAGTCGCAGTGCAGTTTTCTAAGGACTTCAAAGAATGGATAGACAATATTAAAAAATACGGATGGGTCGAGGGAAGAAAAAAAACTGCCAGAGATAACAAGGCTAATCCATATAATAACGGAAGGGCGATTTCGGATAAAGATGTTGAAAATTATGAAGAAAAAGCGAAAAAGCGTGCAAATGCAAATTCTGCTAATCCGTATAATTCCAATAGTAAGTATTCGGAAAAAACGGAAAAAATAAAAAATGCCGCAAACCCATATGATGCAAACAGTGTAAAATCCCACAAAACGCTTGAATTCCAAGCTAAAATAAAGACAACAGCATCTGAATTATGGAAGAAACTAAAGTCTGATTGGGATAAGATAAAAAATAAATATGCAGATTTTAAAGCTAGGGTAAAAGATAATGCTAAAGAATGGTGGGAGAATACCAAGGAATATTGGTCTAAAAAAGTCGGCAAAGTAAAAGAATTTACTACAGATGTCAAAGACTCTGCCAAAGAATGGTGGAGTAACACTAAGAAATATTGGGGTCAAAAAGTTGGACAAGTTAAGAAATTTACAACCGCAGTCCAGAATGATGCATCTAAGTGGTGGAGTAACACTAAGAAATATTGGGCAGAGAAAGTCGGTAAGGTAAAAGAATTTACTACAGGCGTTAAAAATAAAGCCGGCGAATGGTGGTCTAATGTTAAAAAATGGTGGGAAAGCACTACGGCAGGAAAAGAGGTAAAGAGATTTACTGTAAACGTCAAGAAATCCGGTGGAACATGGTGGAAAGATGTAAGCAACGAGTGGAAAGAAAAGGTTGTCAACGCAGGAAGAACATTGAAAATCGGCATTTCATTTGCCACAAATGCGCTAAAGAACCTCTGGTCTAGTGTATCTACATTCTTTAGCGGAAAAACCGTAAATGTAAAAACGAAAGGTTCTACAACAAAGAAAGCTGATGGCGGTGTATTTTCCGGTGGAAGTTGGAAACCGATTAAGAAATACGCAGTCGGTGGATTGCCAAACATGGGACAGATGTTCGTTGCAAGAGAAGCAGGACCGGAACTTGTCGGTACGCTTGGCGGTCATACGGCAGTAATGAATAACGACCAGATTGTATCGTCTGTTTCTTACGGAGTTGCACAGGCTGTAAAGGAAGTTATTCAGCCACTTGTGAAAATGGGTGGAGGAAATAATCGACCGATTCAGATTTCACTTGACGGAAAAGTTATCTTTGATAGCACACGACAAAGCGCACAGGAATACTTTAATCGCACCGGAAAGTCGCCGTATCCGGTATAAAATAATGACGTTTGCCCTTGTTTGTGATACAATATATAAAAATCATAGACAAGGGTGCATTATTCATCGGAAAGGGGATACATATGAAAGGGATTAAGAAAATTTTTATGGTTGCGGCATTATCTTTTTCAATGCTGGCAACAAGCGTTTCTGTTCAAAATGTTGTCGGAACGCAGGAAACGGTACAGGCGGCAACGATTAAGTTAAATAAGAACAAAATTATTTTGAAAACTGGAGCAAGAACAAAGTTAAAGGTAATGGGGACTAAAAAGAAAGTAAAATGGGGTACAGACAATAAATTTGTTGCTACTGTAGATAAGAGCGGAAATGTACGCGGGCAGAATGCCGGAGAAACATATGTCTATGCTAAAGTGCAGGGAAAAACTCTAAAATGCAAAGTTACAGTTAAAAATTCTTTTGATGAGAAAAAAGCTGAAAAAAATATAAAGAAAACAATATATGAGAGGAATGGATATATTTTTGTTTTTCTAAAAAGTAATTATGAGTTTCCAACTAGCGTAACAGCTGATTGCTATTTTTATGATAGCAATGATAAACCTATAGATACCGGTTATTCATATCTGTTTTGGCTTGAAAAAGGCAGAGAAGGATTATTGAGTTTTCAGTGTCCGGATGATTATTGCTCATATGAAATAAAATACGATTTTTTTCAGTCATTTGCATACACAGGCAATGAATCAGTAATAGATAAATCGGATATTGAATCAAATAGGGTTAGCGATAAGTATTCAGACAAAATATTTGTCACAATAAAAAACAATAGTGATAAGGAAGTATCATATAATGTTCTTATTAAGTATTATGATGAAAGCGGAAATCTTATTTATGCAAGAGATGAAGATATATATAATATAAAGCCAAAGGATAAAGAGGTGGAAGATGTGTATAGTATGATTGATGATTATGCGACGTATACAGTGGAAATTTCGACAGCAACATACAACAAATGATTATAGAAAAAGAGCTGTGGAAATGCATCATATATAAACCAAACTATATTGATGCTTGAAATTCCGTATGGAACGTGTTATAGTAAAACAAAAGAGGAACAATTGCCCACAAGTGGTTGTCCTCATAAACAATGGTTAGAAAAATCCACCCTAGTTACTCGGTCAAAGTTTTGGGGTGGTTTTTCTATGCTTAGATCATTATCTGATAAACGTAAATACGAATGTCAGCAATGCAAGAATGAACATACCAAAAGCCATAAGATCTTTGAAATCAAATTTCTTGTTCATCAGCACCACCCCCATCCTATGTAAAATAAAATAGAGGTCAGCCACCCTGCAACACAATTGTTCCATGGTTTGTATTTTATCATATCTATGTAAGTATTGCAATCAGGGCAAAATGTTTTGGCGTGTATATTTTAGTATCAAAAGAAACGTTCATAGGAATAGTATTAAAACTCGTTGACAACAACAATAATAAGACATATAATAGCAGTATTAAATCTAACGAACAATAAAATTGATACTAAAGGAAGGCGTATTATGTGTATATATGGGTATTGTAGAATCAGTACAAAGCAGCAGAGTATTGAGAGACAAATTAGAAATATTAAGACCGAATATAATACGGCGGTTATTGTAACGGAAGCTTATAGTGGAACTACGTTGAATCGTCCTGAGTGGAATAAACTATATAAGAAGATAAAGGAAGGAGATACCATCATATTTGATTCAGTGTCTCGAATGAGCAGAGATGCAGACGAAGGATTCTTATTATACGAGGAATTGTATAATAAGGGGATTGAACTTGTGTTTCTTAAAGAACCCCATATTAATACAGCTACATATAAGAAGGCGTTACAGAATAACGTAGCAATGACAGGGACAAACGTCGATTATATTCTTGAAGGAATTAACAAATATTTGATGGCATTAGCAAAGGAACAGATCAAACTCGCGTTTGAGCAGGCGCAGAAAGAAGTGGATGATCTGCACCAGAGAACTAAGGAAGGAATAGCCACGGCACGGCTTAATGGCAAACAGATCGGGCAGAAGCAAGGAGTTAAGCTGATTACGAAGAAATCTATCGAAGCAAAGAAAAAGATCAGAAAATATAGCAAAGACTATGAAGGGCAACTATCAGATGTTGAATGTATGCAGATGATAGGGCTTGCAAGGAATACCTATTATAAATATAAGAGAGAAATGAAAGAAGAATAG